TTTGTGTGGCGAGATGCAAAGTAGCCAAGCCGTTCTGATTTGCCATTCATTCCTACCGCAGCTATATATTTTTTCTTCCGTCTATTTAAGCAAACACCAATAGGCCATTCGCCTCTGGAAGCATTACAGGTATTTAATAGCTTATTTATTCCTTGATGCACAAACAAGCACGTATCTGGCCCATAAACTTTATTACCACTTACCAACAAGTCCTTATCAAGCTCCTTCCCCATCCAATCTTGGGCTCCCATCCATGCTTTGAATGTCATAAAGCTATGCCAGACGGTATCGACGGTGCAACTTGCATATGTAGGCGATCTTATGTGCTTCTTGTTGTCGTAACAGCGCTGAATCATGTGCAGCCAGCGGGTATAAAATGGACACCATATCCATTTCCCATTAATGGTTGGATTCACATCGTAATCAGCATCATTGATACCAACACCATATAAAAGCTTTTTCATAATGTTTAACCCATAAAAAAGGGTTTCACCTGACGAGTCTACCGAAGGAGTTGGCAGAATCGGAACAGCACCGACCACCCGTCATGTGAAACCCTACTGTTTTTTAGTCCCTGCCAAGGGATAAACATATGTTATTATACATGCTTAACAAAGTCAATAACTTACTAATAATTAAGCTTTATTGATGTTGATGCTTACAAAGCAATCATAAATACTGCGATAATTACAAATACTTACACGAAAAAGCGACCACCCACACCACCTGTGTGTTACAAACATAGGTAGGTGAAACTTAAACAATCTGTAATTATCACCATTAATCAGGCTTATCTTTCAAATATCAAGGCTATTTGTTTACGTAAAATGTAATGATTACAAAATAACATACTTATTTGTCGTCATTCTTTCTAGTAACGTAAACAAAAATGATATTTACCGCTCATGTTCGTGTCGTGAAATGCTCTGAAAAAAGTGCTTGTGACGCTTAAGAACGACAATATAAAAACAGTCTACCGTCCTTAAGCGTCACAAAAAAAAATCAGTGTTTTTTGAGTTAGTAAGGATTCGAGCATAAGAGGCGGCGCTCTATCGTCGTTTGTGAGCGTTGAAAATAAATGTTGTATATTTTTGTACGATGATTTAAGATGCAGTCATCAACAAACAAGGAGCTGGAAAGATGGTAACGAGAGAAGCAGCACACAAAACACTACTGGCAAAGTTTGGATCTGTGGTTTCGGTAGATATGGAGAGGGGATTTACAAGAGCATGGCAGCAACAGAGCGATAATGTTAATGAGTTGCTGGATATGTTAGATGAGCTAGTCGATGCCGTAAAAACACATTGGAATGAAAAGACTGCTGAAATATAAAAAAGCGCTGAAGAGATGGTGAGTGAATACCGGAGCAATGTGTGATGAAATCCAAAACAGTAAACACAAACCTCAAGTCACACTATTTCATCCAAGACGGTTATGTCGTCCGGTCATGGCGTGGTCAAGTAAAATTTCTTCATAAGGAGGGTTGATCATGAGTCTACTAATCGCACTATTCGTATTTTTTCTTTACATGTTTCCAACAATTGCAGCAGCACGATGCGACAACAAAAACACTCAAGCCATTAGCGTGTTGAATATTTTGCTAGGATGGACGTTTATCGGATGGGTTGTTTGTTTGGTATGGGCAGTGAAGAAATAGCCACGCAATATTTTATAGATAGCGCCATGTGTAATAGCATGGCGCTTTTTTCATGGATGCTCTATAATTCCTAAAAACACTGGATGCACACCATGCCAAGAATGAATATTGTTAGCCAAGTAAACAGCAAGAAGATTACCCGTAGTGGTAATCGCATTACCTTGCGCGATGTAGTGCCGATTGTTGACGACATCGTCATGAATGGGATTCTCTATCCTGCGGCTAACGTCAAAGCCGCCACGCCTAGTCTTAATTCCGTTCCTATGCCTATGGGCCACCCGCAAGACAAGCAAGGGAATTACATCTCTGCTTTGTCTGGTGAATCCTTGCTGAATGACTATGCAGGTGCTATCGCAACCAATGCCCGTCACGATGGAACGAAGTCGCTGATTGACGTTGTTGTTAATGTGGATCAGGCAAAAGCCCACACTGATGGTGTCGAGCTTGTGAAGAGGCTAGAAGCGGCCATGAATGGGCAATCAATTGATCCTATCCATATCAGCACCGGCGTATTACTGACTAAAACACCGATGGAAGGCACAAGCAAAGGAAAGGCTCATAATGCCGTTGCTGGTAGCATGAGCTACGACCATGTTGCAATCTTGCTACATCAAGAAGGTGCAGGCACTCCATCCGAAGGGGTTGGAATGTACCTGAATGCAGCGGGGGAATCAGAACCAATTGAAACGGTTCAATTAATTGTAAACGAAGAGCAGCCACGCGGTATACTTAAATGGATCTCGTCATTGTTTGGCAATTCATCAGACGTTAGTTTTGATAAAATAACCTCTGCGCTTCAACAGGCTATCGGTGGTTACGAAGGCAATAAATGGGTGCAAGAAGTTTATGATAAATATTTCATTTATCGCGATAACGATAAACTTTATAGACAAGACTATGTAATTGATAGCGAGAATGCTGTACAATTGCTTGGAAGCGTGCTAGAAGTTAAGCGTGAAGTAGAATATAAAACCATAAACACGAAAAAGGTAGAACACATGAAAGCAAGCATTATTGCCGCCCTTAATGCGGCAGGTATCGAAACAGAGGGCAAAGATGAAGCTGCCTTACTGTCTGCCTATAACGCATTGGTGACTAAGCCAGTGTCAGATAAATTAACTGCTGCTAATAGCAAAATTGCTGAATTTGAGCAAGTAGCGAACGCTGCTAAAGATGCTGAATTGACAGCATTGGCTACGCCGTTGGCTGTTAATTCTGCTTTGACAGTAGAAGAGCTAAAAGCATTGGGCGCTGATCGTTTGAAAGAATTGTCTGCTAAAGCAGCGCCAATATTTGCTAACACCGGTGCTCCACAAACAACAAATACCGCGTTTGACGCGCTGTAATAAGGGGATAAGATATGGCTCGTTATAATCGCATTAATCTTGACGGTGAATCAGTTACACGCACAGCCTTAACGGGTGCTGCGTTAAAAGCTGGTAATCTGGTCAAGCTAAACGCATCAGGCGCATTTGTTGTGCATTCTACTGCTGGTAAAAAGCAAGACTTCGTTTATCTAATGAATGTGGACTATCTGCAAGGTAAAAAAGCAGACGACACAATCACATCGGGTGATACCGGCGTTGGTGAAATGTTTGTCACTAACCGTGAATGTGCAGCTTTGGTTGTTGCCGCTACCGTACTAAAGCTTGATAGCCCATTAACATCAGATGGCGTTGGCCAGTTAAAGCTTGCCGTTCTTGGTACTGATGAAGTGGTTGCGTATTCATGCGAAGCCTTAACCGTAGCCGCTGGTGGTGAATTAGTCCGCGTCCGCGCAGCTTAAAAGGGAAACATAAATGATTATTTTTGACGAAAAGAAATACAATCCTGAATCTGCTGATTTTGACGCTAATCACGCTAATCAGCGCAAGGCTTGGAAGTCTAAAGTTCAAGTGCATGCGATTAATGAAAGTCGCATTGTAAACATGTTCGGGAACGCCTTCAAAGACGGCGGCGAAGAAGAGCAGAATTTGCTAATGGCTGCTAATCAATTTGCTGGCCTAGCCACAAACGATGGTAAGCCCGCACTTGACTTCTGGCGTTCTACTGATCGTACTATTCGTGAAGTAATGGACAACGATCAAGGCCGTGATTTAGTTGGTGATTTGATGGGTATCTCTACCGCTCTTGATATCGGTGTAACGTCGAATGCTTATGGCATTGAAACAGATCTGAGCAAAGAAGTTATTCGTTCTATGGACTTCCAAACACCGGTTGGTAAAGATCATAACGAAATTGGTTACGATTCTGATCCTATCCCTACCTTTACCGCTGGCTACGGTGTGTCGTTCCGTAAAGCGCGTGGTGGGCTGCGTGTAGGTATTGATCTGGCCGCTTCATCTCTTCGCCTTAAATCCAAGTGGATGATCAGTAATATCGCTGATTACTTATTGACTGGTGATGCAACGATTAAAGTTGATGGCGCTACTGGTCAGGGCATTAAGAATCACCGCAACACCAAGAAAATCAACTTGGGCGCGTCTGGTTTTAATATTGACATTTCCGCAAACGCAACAACCAACGACAACATTTTCCAATTCTGGACTCGTGATTTTATCAAGCAGCTTGATGATAATTACTGCCAGAAAGTAGATGTGCTGTGGGTTTCTCCTGAAATTATGCGCCGTCTTAACCTCGCATATAGCGCATCAGGTGCGTTTAAAGAAGGCACGCTGAAAGACTACGTGATGAATTTTACGAACGGCCGTATTGGTGAAATTCGCCAGACGTTTAAACTGACTGGCAATGAATTCTTGTGCTACGTTCGCAGCAAAGAATATATTACCCCGTTGGTTGGTGCTCCAATGTCAACAGTTCCAGTTCCACGTGTAATGCCTTACGATAACTTTTCATTCCTTCTTTACGCCGCAGTAGGTTTACAAGTAAAAGCAGATACGAACGGCAGAGGCGGTGTATTTTACGCGGCTAACTTAGGATAATAACAGGCGGGGCTTCGGCCCTGCTTTTGGAGAATAAATAATGGCCCTATACAAAATCGTAAAATCGTGGTGCTATGATGCAGGCTATGAAGAAGGTAAGATTATCTCTTTGGACTCGCTTCATCCATCTTTAGAAGCACACGTTGTAAAAATCTCAGATACCGATGAAGTAGAAGTTGCGAATGTTGTATTGGAAGTGGCAACACCAGAAGAAACCCCCAAGCGTCGCGCTTAAATAGCGTAAAATCAGTATAAGCCCGTCCATCTTTGGGCGGGTTTTTTTATAGGGAAAAGATATGCCTATTAATACATTTGTACTCAACGCATCAGGCGGGACGATTTTACCTACTGCTGATGCTACGTTCTATACGCCGCTAGTAGATGGTAATTACACTTCACATCAAGTCTATGTTGAATTCTTTAGTGATGCGGCTGCAACCACGCCTGTTACACCTACGGCTGGAACTGTGACAATTGCCGCGTCCCCCACTGGTACTCACTACTTGGCCGCAACCAATCCAGTAGTTACCGCCAATACCGTGATTGTAACTGGATTGGCAACATACACCCCACCAAGTATCAGCGGTGATGTTTCCAAGATGCGCGCCATATTGGCAGGCATTACCGGCGCTCCTTATGCGCGTGTTACGCTATGGAGTAAATTCTAATGACAGACAAGTTGGACACCATCGCACAGCGCGGGTTTATTAAAAGGGAACAACATGCCTTATCCAGACAATGGGCAGCAAACATACGCACTAGACGCACAGAAACGTAGTGCCACAGCGTTAGCCATTCCAACAGTAACCACTACGTCATTTGTGTGGGATACAATCGTAAACGAGAACGGCGTACCGTCGTATAAACCAGCAACAGGCGTATTTACCTGCCCGTTTACCGGCGTTTACACTTTCGTTTTACGCTTCAATGTCACCGTAAGCATCTGGCACTAGGCAGTTATCGGCTGGCGCTGAAACGTGGAACGGCTCTGCATGGGTTAAATCAGAGTTTTCTGCTGTATTTGATGCCGTTCGTGATGGTGAAGCTAGGCAGGTTGTATTTTCGTCACCGGTAAACTTTGCGGCAGGCGTGCAGATTCGATTCCCGTTTTGGTGCGCGAGCAATGTCACCATTGCAAATGGTATTCCAGTGAATTCGACTGGGTTTACGGTACCGGCGTCTCGATTAATGATTACAGCAGTATCTTCACAATAAAAAGGGTAATTCAATGCCATATCCAAGTGAAGGTGGCGGGAGTTCTTTGGGTGCGGTAGCAACCAAAGCCGCGTCAACACCTGCTACTGCTGCTGATGTGGCGCTAGTAGTAACTATGAGCCCTAATAGTGTAGGAACTCCCACAGCTATCACGGACGGAGTTAATGCAGCTATTAAGATTGTCATGACAGGCTTGTTTCTAACTGGGCTGGATTCGACTAAACTTCCGGCAGGTGTTGGGATGGTTGCCGGCGCTATAAATCTTAACCCTGTCGGTTATATCGACCTATCCAATAACCCAATCTACGGGGCTGTTAATACAGCTTGTCGGATCAGAACGCTGGATGCAAGTAGCCAAGCAACAATATTTGGTTACTAGCAAATCGGTTGATTCATCATGCGCATTAAGTAATACAAAGGCCAGCTATATGCGGGCCTTTTTATTACCACCAATAAATTTTATCCCGCTCTTTTTGTAGCTGAATTCGCAGAGCAAAACGTTTAAGTCGTTCTTCTTCCTCCTTTATTTGTAGTATTTTTTCTTTTTGATAGTCTATATATAGATAAGCGACAACATATGCAATTAAAATCAAAGCAATTATTAGTGCAAGTATAAACACTAGGATAGTCCTGTTATTTTGTTGTTAATTGAGCCAGTTTGGCCAATCCCTTAGCAGTAACTAGCAATTGATCACATACGCGCTCGCCGCCGTCTGGTTTTATGATAACTACTGTCTTATGCACCAATAAACCCTGCTGAATCTTGTCTTGATATGCCAGCCAACTCTTACCACCTGCGCGCTTATAAATCCATTTTTCAGCACTAAGAAACTCAGTTAATCGTTTTGGTTGCAGCCCTAACTCCTTAGCGGCTGTCGTGATGTTTGTTTCTCCATCAGCTTTAGACAGGCGATCTAGCGCCTCTGCTTTTGGTGTAGCGATTAAAAGCATGGCCTGCTGTTGTTCGATCTGTTCAGCTTGATCGGCGGCTAGGCGTAGAGCTTCTGCCATTGTTTGCGGTAGCTTTGGTGCTTGTTGTGATTCGAGCTCATGCCAGCGCTTAATCACCAACATGCGAGCCTTGGCACTATAGCCGGTAAGTAGGCAATCTGTATGTTCACGGTCGAGATTGAAAAGCGGCAATTCTTTGTTTTGCTCGCTTAAATAGGAGCGCTTAAAATTCAGCTCTCCTCCATCTCCATGCAATTCAATCAACATCTTGCGAATGTCAGCAAGAACATTCTTATGTTCTTTACCAGTTAGTTCCGCAATTTCCAACGATGACATCGTTTTACTGCAATCATTAAGTTACTCATTATTTATTCTCCAATGATGAAAAACCAAGTTCAACAAGTCGTTTGACTGCGCCAGCAAAGGAGCGGCCTTCTTTTTCTTTAAATTCATTGATGCGATTCCATAATTCAAGTGGAAACATGATGCTATGTAACATTTTTTACCCCTTCGATTAAGATGATTAATAATGGTTAAATAAAAATGATTCGTCAATATTTATTTCAACCAAACAGCGGATCAAAATCCACCATCAAATCACGTCTTGCTTCTATCCTTAGTCTAGCGTTATCAATTACGGCTGTTTTCTGACTAGCCTTTAAATTCTCGCAGTGTTTGCATTGTGGGTATAGACCTTTTTTGTAATGCCTGAAATGAATAACCGGCTTTGACTCGTTACACTTTGAGCAGGTTTTAGTCTCCTGAAATATCTTTACCGACTCTTCTCGCTCAGTCTTGCTGGCATTTGTTTTTGTAGGTTTACTAGGTGTAGGAATACGCGGTGGATGCTTAGCGCGTGATGGCCTAACGTATGGTTGTGCCTCTCCATTCTTTGCTCTTGGCTTATGATCTGTAACCATTTCTAGTGTTTCTTTCCAGATTACAAAGTAATGTGATATCTCTCCTTTACAGTGCATGTATCTTTTTTTTCCTGCGTCACGATGAGATACGCCTTTAGCACCGCATATAGGACACGACATAGGCATTTTACGACGCTGCCCGGCAACTACTTCACCAGTCAAAACATTTGTCCTAACAGAGTCACTACAAATCACACATTTTGTGCAGCGAACGTTATTTTTGAAATAACTTATTTTCATCTCGCCGTTGCACTTGGCGCAAGGATAAAAAAACATTTTTGGGTGCATGATTGATGCTCATAAGAGTGTGTATGTACAAAACTATACTACAACAATAAAACTTGTGCAAGTAAATATTTAGGTATATCTTTAAGTAACAGCAACTCATAAGGCGGTGATCTAATCTTTAGCCATACAATAAATGGCATAAATAATAGGCAGGCCACTAACCCCACTATATGTGGGGTTTTTTATTGTGCTAGAATATGTTTTTACATGGAGATTACTATGGACTTTAAATTGCGTGATGAGCTGATGAATCTTGTTAATGATGACTCGGCTGCATTCGGTATTGCTGTTGTCTTTGTGACAAGCGAAGAGAAGTTTATCGTTTTCAAGCGCCAATTCGAGAAGGCCTTGCACATGCAAGGCCCAGAACGTGCAGCTAATGCGGTGCGGATATCTCAAGAACTGTGGGCGAGTTGTTACACTGTTAGTTAATAAAAAACCCCACTGCTTAGGTGGGGTTAGTTTTTTACCCTAACAATTCCTTGCTTCGCTCAATAGACTGAATAGCTTCATTCATATCCTGCACCGCGTCTTTCGACCCACGCTTACCAGCCATTAGGCATTTCTTGATAGCATGCTGCATAGCTGGGCATGTTACTTCAAAAGCTTTTAAAACATCGTAAACGTCGATTGTGATCCCTTTGCAGGGCTTGTTGTATTTATTAGAAACTGGCGGTTTAATCCATTCGCTACCCTGTGGTAATTTACCTGCCATTTCTTCTAACTCCTCGCTTAAATTGGTTGTTGTTACGTGGTTGATGTTTGTGTCAATTACTGGCCTAAATTCCAGAGTTTCGCGCCAGTTTGGGTTTGGGGTGCATTTTAAAGATGATATCCAATACCCTTTTCCATCTTCAAATGTCCCCAAAAACCACGGCCCGTCAATATGACATGATATCCAATACCCTTTTCCAACACCAACCCAGCCGTCGTGATTTTTAGGGATATTTGCATCTTCAAATGTCCCCCAAAACCACGGCCCGTCAATATGACCTACAAGAATTTTAGCATTTGCTGGCGCATCATCCCAGCTAGGCTTGTTTGATGCTGGTTTGTCATTGACTACGCGGTATTTGATAATTTTTTGGTATTTGATAATTTTTTCGTCTCTATAAGAGCCGCCCCACGCAAGTTTACGTGCCAAAGCACTACCTCTGGTGCTGCCGTCAGCAAGCTCAACCTCAACCATCACGTCACCTGCAACGGGGCATTTTCCGCCATCGTGATTAATCCAGTCATTATAAATAGGTTCTCTATTCATCATCCCTTCCTCCAAAAACATGCTTAATTTCTAGCCACCGATCAGTAGCTCCTTTGATAGTACCGAAGTCTAGTTGCGGCAAGATGCGCCCAAAACTTATTAATACTTTTTTTACTGCTTTGAATTCATCTGTCGATAAATCCATAAATTTCATATCACGATCATCTTTTCTTTCCATCGCTTTCATAAAAGCTTTGATACCAATGCATGACATATCATATAAAGCACGGCTTTGCTTATCTGCTGCGATGATCTGAGTGATAACAAGATTACGTGTTATCTGGCCGCATATCGCATCATCTGCTTTGTTTTCCTTAAGAAGATCAAGCCATATAAGGTTGCGTAGTGCAATATCTGTTACTTCTTCCGGTGTTAGCTTTGTTTTTGCTGCTAGGAGCATGAATGGGTTAATCATGGTTGCGAGTCTAGCCAAGGTGTTTCTGTATATTTATTCATTTCTCTTTCCTAGTAGTGGTTGGTTGATGTATTAAACTATACGTTATCAATTTATAGAGTGCAAGTACTAAAAATAAATCTTGTATAAATTTATACATCATACTAAGATGACGTATCAAAACGAAACGGAGTGGGGAAGATGAGCAAAATTACTATGCACAGATTTGGAAATATCCATGAAAATGCAAATGGATTGCTAGAGTTCAGCGGTTTGCCATGTAGACGGCAACGGAACAAATAAAAGTACATCAGAAGTGTTATTACAAGCAGTAATTGAAAGAATTCAATTAGAACTTGACGAAATAACTTCATGTGGAGATAGAAAATGAAAAAAATCTACATATACGATGTAAAATCAGGCAAACTCATGGGAACTTACCAAAGTGAAACAGTAAAAGTAGTAGATATGATTAATGTTTTAACAATCGAAGGAGTTGCACGATGCGTAATCGTTTAATCATCTCTCTACTACTTCTATCCGGTCTTGCTCAAGCTGATGAATGGACGGGAAAAGACAAGAAACAACACTTTGCTGGTAGCGCATTAATGGGCGTGGCTGCATCGGCAGCATTCAAAGACTCAGATCATCCAGTGTTATATCCTATGGCTGCTGTGTTAGCTGTCGGCCTTGCAAAAGAGATACGCGACGAAGTAGCAACGTCAGGAAGTGGATTCAGCTATAAAGGCCTTGCCGCTGATGCTTTGGGTGCTGCATTGGGTGTATCAGTAGGTAATGCCATGATCTATGCGACACGGAATACTATTAACTTTACAGGGAAGTGGTAATGAAATATTCAACAATAATGACGGTATGCACCATAGGAGTAATTCGGGTGTTTTGTCTCTCTTCTCTATGTGCTTGATGTGGTGGATTTGCCAACCATAACCAGTCCCATAGTCATCGTGTTTATGTCTTAACTAAACCCAGCCATAGCGCTGGGGTTTTTTCATGCTATAATATTTTAATTATTGGAGTTCACTGTGAGATATTTCGGCGGAAAGGCTAGAACTGCAAAATATATTACTGAGTTTTTACTAAATAACATCAGTAAAGATCGTTGCTTTGTCGACATGTTCTGCGGATCTTGTAACGTTGCAAGCAAAATTGCAGATAAACATGATTTAGTTATGGCAAATGATGTGCATCGTGAGCTTATTTGCATGTGGAAAGCTTTGCTAGGTGATAAGACATGGTAACGCTAGATCAAGTAAAACAGTTTTTAGATTCATCCTACGGGGTTTCTATCCCTGATTTTATCCTGCAAGCTGCTATTGATAGCGTTGCCAGTGTTCAGCCATGCCTTGATGGTGCTGGTTATACTGCTTCAACTATGTTATTTATCCAGCTTTACGCGGTTGCAATCATTGCTAGTGCTGCTGATCCGCGTAAGATCAAGTCTCAAGGTGCGCCTAATGGTGCTAGCCGGTCGTTTGAGTACGGCAAGAAAGGTGTGGATTCTATGCGTGTAAAATTGCGCGAACTGGATACAAGCGGTTGCACCACGTCTATCGTGGGTAATTCAGCGACAAATAATGCGTTTATGATGGTTTTAGATGGTGGGTGCGCTTGATGGATATTATTCAAGAGTTTGAAGGCTGCAAGCTTACCGCCTATTTATGCCCTGCGGGTGTATGGACTATTGGCTGGGGAAGTACGGGAGTAGGCGTTAGCAAGGGTGTTGTATGGACTCAAGAAGAAGCAGACGAACGCTATAAAAAAGATATGACAGTATTTAAGGCTGGCGTGCAAAAGCTTGTTACAGTTCCAGTCAATAAAAATCAGTTAGAAGCACTTACTAGCTTTGCATATAACCTAGGCATTGGCGCGCTAAAAGGCTCTACGCTGCTAAAGTTTCTGAATGCTGGTAATTATCAAGCAGCGGCTAATCAGTTTTTAAGATGGGACAAGGCCAATGGTAAAGTTTTGGCAGGTCTAACGCGTCGCCGTACTGCTGAGCGTAATCTATTTTTGAAGGGGGTGTAATATCTCTTCAGTCGCAAATTGGGCCAATACTGGCAAAGCAACTATCTGGCGCAACCTAGGCACAGACGACTGGACGCATGAGAAAACGTTCGCGCAGCCGGTTGTTATTGCTGTGAGCTATGCCGTAAAAAACGAACGCATGACAATGGCTAATGGGCAAGAATTCGTATCATCCATGAAATTATGGACAGAATATAGCCAAGCAAAACAGGGTGATTATGTCGCGGTTGGTGAGTTTATTTCTACCGCAAATCCTCTGCTAGTCGATGCGTCAGAAATTAAAGCAGTATTGCGAGACCAAGATGTATTTGAGAATGCTGCAGACGATTACACACTGGTGACGTGATGGCAGCTAAAATCACAAACAATCTAGATAGATTCATCAGCAAACAAGAAAAAAAAATGATAGGGACAATGCAGAAGATCCTTATTGTAGGCGGCAGTCATGCTAGTTTATTTACCCCAATAGATACCTCTACCTTGTTAAATTCTGCTTATAGAAAAGTAGATGTTACAGATAGTGTGATTAAGGGTACTTATGGATATGGATACACAGCAAGTTATGCAAAATATGTTCATGACCCAAACATAAGCCAAAAGTTTAGACGCGCTACTGCTAAGAAAGAATTTCTTAGACTTGGCTTTGAAGAGGCTAAGCCACTTATTGATGCGATTGTAAAGAAGGCTCTTGCGGTATGACAACATCGAATACACCATCCGAAGACCTTAAGAATTATCTTGAATCTACCGGCTTATCCACTGGTTTCCGTGTGCAATTCGGCATGTATGAAGCTGACAAACCTACTGACAAATACCTAGTCATTCGTCCACAAAACGGTGGTAATGCAGAGGTAATTCGCTATCCGTATCACAGCATTATTCTAGTAGGTGAAGTAAATTCATCAAGATTTGCTTTACTTAGTAAAGCCAATGCTATAATAGAAGCTATGCGTTCAAACAATCATAGTTTTGGGCGTACATTTAACATGCAGTCGAGCGAGCCAGTATTTTTCCAGACGGATGACATGCGGCCCGTATTTGAACTGTCAATTGATATGCTTTACAGCTAAAAGGAATTAAAT